CCCTCTCTCAACCTCCTGTATGAGTTCAATATCGGGAGATATTCTAGATATTTCATTTCTTAAAGCTAGTGAATCTTTAGCCAACATGTTTTCAACAAATTGATTTATTGTGGATTGGTCTGTGTTTCCATCAATGGATTTAATAACATGTCTCAAACGAGTTGTTATTTCTTTTGAAACTGATGGATTTATTTTATTCATTGATTCTAATTCTTTTATTATGGATTGTTCTTCTTTTCCTGTTAAAAGTTTGTAACCAATTTTTGTTTTAGATACAGGTAATTCAAATTCAAATTCATTTGAGGTTACATCTTTTGGAGTTTCTTTAAATGGACAATCTGCTAAATTAAATGTATGTGTGAATTGTTCATTTGTATCAGGATCTGTTATTTCAACAGGATATTCAGGTCCATAGGCTAATATTCTAGCCGCTACCATAATAGCATTTTTGTCACCTATGACTAAATCATCTAATGTGATTCCCTCTGTAACGATTAATGAATCCAATAATTTGTCAATCACTAAACCTTTTTTAATTAAGTTTTGTGATGTCAATATATCTTCTTCTTTTGCAGTCATGTATTTGATTTCTATTTTACCATTACTGATAGGACTATCAGATGGATATAATTTTCCACGACTTGGTAAATCTACAACCTCTGTTGGAAACTTTCTATCTTCCGCCATTTTATACCTCCAAAGCTCTTTTGAACCAACCATACCAAAATTTCTCTTGTTCTGGTTTATTTATAACTAAATTTGCATAATGTAAAATTCTATATGATTTAACTCTATTGTGTTCTACATTCTGTACTGCTTTTAATGTTGCTGGACCCATACCCCCATCAACCTTTAATTTTGCACCTTTTCCATTTGCCGCTCTCTGTAATACCTTTACTGCAGTTCCCCTACCTTGATTAACACACATGTCAAAAAAGATATATCGGAGTTGTTCAGGTAATTCATCAACACGATTTTTATCCCAATAATCACGTTTGTAGATTTCTTTTGCTTGTTCTTTTGTTAGATTTTTGATGTCAACATCAGGATAGAATCTTTTTGTAATTCCATAATTGGTTTCCCCACCCAAATCAGTGGGGTCATTCACATAACCACCTTCATGTTTAAGAACATGTTCTATAATTTCATCAAATGTTGTCATAATATAACCTTATTTTAATATTAGAATTGTAATATTGCGTAATCGTATTGTAATGTTAATGTTATTTCAACAGGTTCACTAGCCGCAAAATCCAAGTCACCAAAGTTAGCATCTTGAATATAAGTACCTTTGAGTGTCCACTCTTCAATTATGTCACCAACAGGACCCAATACATTGAATGTAACATCTTTTTTATAAAAATCGGAGTATCCATTTCTACCCGTTACAGATTCATGACCTAATCTAACCCATTCCATTACAGCTTGTGCTGATGAAGGAACAATTGGGTCGTATAAAGTTATAGTTAATGGTTGCCAAGCACCTTTACCTTGTACATATCTTTTAACATTCATATGGTCTAATTCAACAGTTTCAAAAGTAATTTGTGGTCTTGTTGTAGCTTTAATCACATAAGCTGGAATACCATCAATCTGCATTATGAACCTATTTTTTAATTTAGGTTCAAATGGTGTAAACATTATATCATTAGCATCAATTAATTCTGCCATTATTATTCTCCAATTTAAATTATATACTTTCGTATATAAATATCAAAAATCTTAAAAATTACTCTGGAAATGTAGCACCAGTTGGTTGTAATGTGAAATCCAATACGATAAATTCTGCTGTTCTTGTTGGTTGAACAAATATTTGTCCAAACAATATATTTCTATCAATGACATCAGGAGTATTGTTTGTATCATCCATCACCACTCTGAATGCAGTTAAACCACTATTGGATTGAACTTGTTCCATAAATGGATTAACAATATTCAAGAATCTTCTTCTTGTGGCTGAATTGTTTTGTTCAAATACCAAGAATCTTGAAGTAGATGCTATAAATTTCTTAAGAGCGATTAATAATCTTCTAACATTAATTCTATCCAAAGCACTTGCTTTTTTCTGTAATGTTTTTTGTCCAAACACCGTTACCCCTTGTCCAGGAAATGTAGCGATTGGATTAATGTTTGATTCATATAATGTATCACGATTATCATTAGTTAATTTTCTTTCAGCTTGAATCGCTGTATCAATTCCACCTCTATTCAAACCAGCAGGAGCGAACCAAGGGTGTGCTACTTTATCGTTAAATGAATAAATACCACCCATAACCACCGATGGTGGTACAAATCTGTTTATGCCAACAATGTTGTCTGGAACTTGAACCCAAGGCCAATACATAGCTGCAAAATTACTATCACGTCCATCACCTTTAGATTTAGCGGTTGTAATTGTTGAACCAAATGTTACAGGATCAACTATAACAAAACAATCCCCTCTATCTTCACACACATCTATAGCTTTTGTAACTATTGATGGGTGTATTTCATCAATAACTCCTGGTATTAATATTAAATTAATATCATATTCATCTTGATTAGATAAAAGATTTAAAGCATCTGTGTAAGCATCAGTACCATCTGCACCAGATGAAAGTGTAAATCCTTGTGAATTTGTTGAATTGATTTCATCATAATAATTATAACCACCTGCGGGTTTGAATGTTCCCTGCATGTTACCCAAAGAGTCAAGT